ATCAGGCTTGAAGCGGAACTCCAGCGCATCATCGAAGCGGGTCATATCGGCTGTACCGAAAAGGCAGAGCGTTTCCGAGTTATTCAAAAACTCTAGGCAGATACACTTATTTCTCTGTCCCGCAAGCGTTTCTGCATCATTATAGCCCTCGATGCCCTCGAAGCCGTAAACGATGCTTGAACCGGACTTCTCGTTGTTGAAGTTGTACTTTCCGAGATAGGCATTCGTTCCGTCTCCGTTCTGGTCGTAGAAGCAGTCGATAGGGAATCCATCTACGCCGATACGCACGTCATAGTCACCCTTGTATGCGGCCTGTGGAGGAGTGAGCCAGCCACATCGCTTGAACACATCATTGACGATTCTCACCGCACCCGTATTGTGGGTAGATGATGAATCCGCGAAGTCTGCCTTGATACAGAAGATGTCGACAGGTCTTGCACCCGGCTTGAACGAATACTTGAAGCCATCCTGCAATACTCCGTTGATATACAGCTCAGTATGATACTTGCTGCTTCTGCTCATGTAGATGCGGTAGTTCTTGCGTGGATAGGTTGTTGATGATGTACCCTGTATGCGAAGACCGCATTGCTTGATGATGAAGTCATATTCCTTGCCGTAAGGACTGTAGAAGTAAATATCAACCGGAATCTCGAATTTCTTGTTGTTTGTCTGATTGAGCAGGTCTATATCACCTACGATACGCATCACACCCTTGCCCTGCTTTCTCAGCTTCTCGATGTCAACGTCGTTACCTTCATCGTCCATCACATCATTCTTCTGGAAGAGTACAACCATTTCATCGAGGGTCTTGCGGTCAACGATATAGTTATTCAGCTCCTCATCATCGTTCAGCGCACGGTCATACACTCTGATGTTGCGGATGGTTACGTCTGCATTGTCAGATACTACCGTGATATTAACAGGTGTTTCCTGTCTGAGTGTATCAGTCTGAGAGAACTGCACCGCACCAGACAATTCGCCATTCACGAACAGTTCGAGTAGTCTGTTGCCCGATTTCTGGTTTACCACGAAGGCAATCTTGTAGCTCATATCCGAAGCGAACTTGGTGCTTACCTCCGTTCCTGCTGCGGTTCTGATTCTTGCTTCCTGCGCAGTCAGCTCGAAGCCAACGTTTTCTGAAAAACAGCTCATCACGATTCCGTCTCTATCGGTCACGTTGCTGGTCATGATTTCTACCTCCAGCGTACCGCCAGAGGTGGTGAGGTCTGTGGAAAATGGTTGATACCCGATAGTGATTTTGGCACCATTGGTAAGATTCAGCGCATCACCATCCCATCCGTTACTGCTCCAGTCGAAGCCCTCGAAGGTTGTGCGGATGCCCTCATAGTTCCATTCTCCTGGGTTCTCCTCCGAGTTTGCACGTCCGGCAGCTGACAGCTTCAATACCATACCTGCGGAAGTCTCGCTGATATCTACGCTGCTCTTCTCTACGTTGACGGTAAACGGATAGCTAGTCTTGCCGCAGATGAACTCCATGTGCACCTCACCCTTCTCCTGATAGCGGTTTGTGTAAACCTGCGCCTGACGAGGCACACTGACGGTCTGAGTAATCATTCCATCACGCTTCACCTTCATCGCAGCAGGAGTCGTGTTAGGGTCGTAAGCCACAAATTCCAGCTTCAGCTGCTCATACTGTCCGACAGACAAGGAAGGTGACAGATGATGCGTACTGTCGAGTATAGTACCATCCTCGTGCGTCATCTTAGCACCGATATACGGCTGTGTAGGCTGACCTCTCAGAATATCCATATAGATGCTGTCTGAGCGGAGGGTAAGCGTAGGGCTTGCTTCCATCTCGGCAACCATCTGTATCGTGTGTCTTCCGTCTGCAAGCGAGAGCATCGAGAGGTTGAAGCTTCCGTTTGTGGTTCCCGAACGGGTCACGGTGTTGGCATTTCTCTGCACACCATCTACATAAAGCGTAACCACCTTGGTTCCCGAACCGCTCACGGCATAAGGGATGCTGATGGTTGATGACGGGTCATAGCCGCCAGCTGTGATGCAGTCGGCAATATCAAACGAACTGGTGAGGGCGAGAGTCACCGCCTTCACAGATGTGTATGCCTGCTTGGTCTGCGTCTTGCCTGTAGCAGGGTCTGTTGCGGTGGCACGCACATAGATATCCGTAGTACCAGCAAGGAGGTAGCTTGACAAGTCTATCTGATAGGTTCCGGCACTCACGTCTGTGAGGGTCTGGCTGTAGATGGTGGTAGCACCCAGCTTCATCTGAACCTCGATGGTTGCCTTCTGACCAGTGCTCTGACCCTTGTCGTCGCCCGAAGCATACTGGTGGTCGTAGGTATAGGAGAGCATGGCGTGACCGCCTACCTTGATGATGCTGTTATCTACGTGTGCGGAGATGACAACCTTGGTGAGCGAGGTATCTCCACCACCGCCACCTCCACCGCTACCCATCGGAAAGTCAGCGGAAGTGATTTCCTCGTCTCGCTTGTTGCGGAAGGTAACGTGTACGGCAGTCTCATCATCATTCGGCTCCACATCTACCGACTTCAATGCCGATGCTTCCAGCTCGTTGAGCCTTGCCACGATAGCCTTGTTCTGAACCGGATTGGTAGATTCCTGATCGAGGGATTCATCTACCTCGACTTTAGGGATGTCGATATTCACGTTGCCGTTGACGTCAGGATTCTTCTTTTCTCCGTTCAAGGTGATGGTCTTCACCGTACCACCACCGCCGAAGTCTTCCCAGCTTGCGGCTGCATTCCAAGTGCTGATGTCAGTACCGATAAACTGCTTTGTAATCCATTTACCCTGCGATTCCTCGTAGGTGATACACAATCCCTTGCTGCGGTTCTTCTCCGGCACGGCTGCTATGGCAGTAGTTAGCGTATAGTAACCACTGGCGAGAGGAATCTGCGAAGTCACATTGTAGGTATTGCCACCCTTATTACCTGCCACATCGGAGATATGGTCATCGAGCTTCTTGCCGATTGCCCCGATTTTGGTGTTCTGCTCATTGAGGGTATCGGTGATTCCGGCAGCTGCATCTGTAGCAGCCTTGGCTGCGGTGTTTGCTGCGGAGGTGGCTGCGGCAGCCTGCTCCGTAGCTTCGTTCACGGAAGCCAGCGCATCGTTGGCAGTCTTCGAAGCTTCGTTTGCCTTCTCGGATGCCTGATTGGCGATACCTACCGCCTTCTTGGCCTCTTCGAGCTGCGCATCAATATCCTGCGTGAAGACCTTCATAGGTACAATCACCTGCTTTCTCGTTCCATTGCCGTCGTCGTAGAGGGCAGGAACCGTGGTGACGTATTCGAGAGACTGAACCCTCTCGCACTCGTACACATTCTTCGAATGATTCTTCAGATACTCGAAGAAATGCGGAGCAAACTCCGCGCTCAGGGAAGACCAAGCCGTACTCTTGAAGGCTTCTTCAATATTACTTTTTTCGTTGCTCATAATTATGATGATTTATAAGATTAAAATTAAGACCAGTTCAAATCAGCTTCACCGCTCCAGAAGACTCCGGCACCAAGGCCGGATGGGGTTGGAGACAGTAATCTCGGAACCACATATACACAAGACAAGCTTGCGCCACCTTTCAACTCATGCCATCCGCCAATATCTGCAAAATGAATTGTCTGTTTATCATTACCATTAATGACTCGCCATTCCTTGCCGTTACCCATTCCCTCGAATACGTAATAGAAATCAGAACTGCTATTAATGACAACCACATCTATCGCAAAACCTGAAGCATCTCCATAATCGGCAAAACCATACAGAGGTATTTTGTTGTATGTTTTGCCTGATTCCGTTCCGCTTTCAAGTGAAATCATGACGTAATGGTCCATATCGTCTGAATCATTGGTGTATATAGCCATATATGTGTTGAAAACATAAGCCACCGTCTTCTGCCTATGTCCAAACATTCCTCTGCACAAGAGGTTAGCTGCATAGAAGCGATAGTTACGTTTCTTGGCATTATCATATCCTTGATGATACATATCACCCGAGAACCACAATCTGCCATCCGAACCAAACTTAATGCTTCCAACAACGTTTCCGTTGCTGTCAACACAATCAAGATTTTTGAAGCTTCCGTGTACGCCAGAAACCATACCGCTGAATGTACCATTCTGACACCACATGTTACCGCTTCCATCGAGCGTGAAATTATCAGTAGTGATGGTTATCTGACCGCCAGTGAAGTTCATGCAGTGACCTGTCAATATGATGTTATCAGCAGACATCTGCGCATATGAAATCTTTACTCCAGCTTCATCTCTGATGAATGTGCTGATATCACTCTGAACAACACCTTTTTTTGCGTCGAACGCCTTTGTAAAGAATCCTGCAAAATTTGTCTTCAATACGGCTCCTGCTGATGATTTCAGTTTGCCATTCGCATCGAATCCTCCGGCAGCTACACTCCAGCTACTACTACTCTGCTTAACGAGAGTAATGGTAGAGGCATAATCATTTCTGATACCTGTACCGACATCATCTGCATGACTTCTAGCACTGTCGATGGCCCTGTTGAGCGTGGCAACGTTCTCCTTCAACTGCTCTTTCGTAGCAGCCTGCCCTACCGTCTGCGTGATGGTATTAATATCCTGCTGAATATTCGTGATGCTAGTAGAATTCGCATTCACCTTATTTACAGTACTCGTAATGCGTCCAGATAATATTTCAACCTTAGAAGTTACTGTAGTATTGGTAGCATAATCTAGGTTCTTTACCCAAGCTTGCACCTTTCCAACAGAAGCTTCAATTCCTGATGTCGTAAACGTCCGGTTCGCCTTGTCTGTTTCATCTACATATAGTCGGATGCTTTTCTTCTCTGCATCGAGGTCAAGCCCCAGCTGCGTAGTCGTGCCATCAACCTTATTAATATTCTCGCCCAAGAGCTGAATATTCGTAGCAGTCTGTTTAATCTGAGTGCTTACACTCTTCGAAAACTCGCTGAGAGGTTTGTCCGTGATTGAAGCGATGGCGATATAGCAGTCACCGGTATAGCGGAGAACGAAATTACCGGTTCCATTCCATACTCCCTCAAGAGGGATATTCGTCCAGTCTCCTGAATAAGGCACGGCGACATTCTGAGCAGTCAGCGTATTGCTCTTGCCCGATACCGATGAGCAACCCTCGAAGCCAACTGTCAGCGTTCCAGCTGTCTTGGCAAAGATGCGGATGCTGATGTAGAGCCTATCCTGCACATCGGTGCTGCCTGTAGCAGGCTTCTTCAAGCCATTATCTCCTGTCGAACCGCTAGGCTGCTGATATTCTTTGTGAGTACCCGGCTGACGGATATGGGCATTCAGCTGCTTCACTCCGCAGTTCTGCAAGCGCAGCACCTGCCTTCCGTCCATCTTGTCTATCGACACCTTGCGGTTTCCGCTTACCGAGAGCAATCCGTTCACCATAAATGGATTGCCAAGCGCATCTGCCCAGAACATCGACTCGTCTGTGGTATCCACCGCCCAGCAGGAAATGATAGTATCTTCGTCATCCCTTACCTGTTCAAGGAACTGACCATTTTCAAGATAGTTATCAGAGTTGGTAAGCTCGTAGCTGGTCTGTGAGAATCTGCTGGAGAACATATTTTCGAGCACCTGAAGTTTCGAGTCAACGCTTTCTCCTGTGCGCTGAATGATGAAATCACCCACCGCATAGAGATTGTTCAAGAACTCTCCGAATCCCGACAATTCTCCGAGGATAGGATGAACGATGCCCTTCAGATTTCCGAGTCTTCCCTTCAGCGCATTGTTCGGGTCTGTCTTCAGTCCGTAGATAATATCCATGTACGGAGTATTCGCACCCACGGTCATCAGCTGTATGATACCCTTGCGCTGTGAGTCGCTGAGGTTATCCACTCTCACGAAGGTATCCTTCTTCTTGATGAGAGACTCGGCTGTGGCGCCCTCCATCGAAGAGGTGAAGTTGGTAAACGTCACCCAGTCCAATCGCTTGTCGCCATCCTCCAGACTGCCGCATCCGGCATCCGTAATCAGCAGCTCATAGTTCTTTGTTACATAGTAGTCGTTACTGCTATTGGGCATACCATTGAACTGCTGCACCATAATGATGTCATTACGGCGGAAAGGGTTGTAGAGCTTTCCGTCCTGTGTGTTGAGATACACCCTGCCACTCTCTGCATCATAGTGGTCAACCTCCATCATTCCGGTGAAGATACGGTTGTCGTTCTCGCCGAGAAGCTGGGAGATAATCATCTCGAAGACTCTGAGCGATCCTCGAACGATGACATTATCAAACTCTCCCGTCCACTTGTTTTCCTGTACTCCTGCGGCATTGGTAACTGGCGTGTTGTAGATACCCCAGCCCAAACCTCCAAGAAATCCGGAAATAAACTGTTTGCTTGATAATTCTCCTCCGAATCGGGAATTTCCGTTCACGAAGAGCTTACCTACCGTAGCCACGGTGTAAGCGATAACCTCATCGATGCAGAGCTTGTAGGTGTTGGTAAGAGAATCCTTCTGTAATATGGTAAACCCCTTTCCGTTCTCCTCGCTTGCCCCATCAGAAGAGATGGAGTGAGCGATGATACCGCCAAGAAACTTCTGCACCTTCTCGAAGGTTATCGTACCTTCTGCTGTATCATCGATATCCCTGCGGATATACTTTTTCAGGATGGCAGCTTCGCCGTCCAGCTCCTTCGCCACGTCAGCCACACCAGCCTTCAGCTTCTCACCTTTATATAATAGGTAGCCTCCTACGAAAGAGAGTGCATCGAGCACACTGATGTTGATATGCTTGTGTCCAACCTCTCCCTTTCCTGAATATCGGTTGGATATCGCCGAGAGGAAGGCTGAAAAGATGGCATCTGCAGTGGTTGTACCCCACTCTTCCGAGTGAGGATCCTGAACCGGGAACAAGACCCCTCCACCCAGCTGCTGGCGCGGGAACTCAACTAAGCGAGGGGCGATAGTAAAATTTCCGATATCAGGCAGATGGATATCCATCTGCTTAAGGCTATCCCCGCTTGCTCTCGAGAGATTCAGGTAAGGACGGGCATCGGAATATTTGTAGGTGAAGGTATAGTTGGATGGCAGTTCCTTCGCCTCATAGTTCACGTCACTCTCGGTGACGGTAATCTTCCGCCAGCTGTTGCGATGATATACATACTTGCCCAGACTCGGGAAAAAGTCGAGCAGCCACAGGCGCTCCTTACCGTCCAGATAGCCGGTGTTCTTCTTGAACTTCCTGGTGGTATCTACACGATATTCCTCCGATTCATCCTCGATCTCTGCCACGTTGTGGGTATGTTCTGCAGTATTCTCGCTGTTGCCGTAAGCCCTGAAGCAGTCCACTCCTCCCAGCGAATTCTCAAAGAGGAACCATTCCTCCTCCTCGCTCTTCATGTCGCTGGCATAGTAGCGCTGCACATAGGTAAGCCGGTCGCCGCCTTCCTTCTCCACCCATACGTCATAATAGGATGGAGTCTTTTGATTGAGAGCCTTGGCGATGATGGCATACTGCACCGGGATGGTATAGACGCAGCCCTCGGTAAGATGGGCAAGCGTGATTTCCGATTCCGTATATCCCGTGCCGTTCCAGAGATACGCCTTGCACTTCACCGCACAGGCTTCTGCAGCATAATAGGTCAGGAACTCCGGCGAATAATATGTCACAGCCTTCACCTGCGGCTGCCAGGTGAGGAAATTGTTTTTCAGAAAATTCTCGGCAGAATCGGCGAGCTTATCCACTCCGGCTCTGATCACCGAGAAGGAGAATTCCTTCCTGTTTCCGGCATCCCCCACCTCGTAGATCTCTGCCGAGAATGCCTTCATGATGTTCTCCTGGATATACGGAGTGCTGTCATCCTTCAGCTCAAAAGCCAGCAGCGGAAGGATGATGTCTTTCACATCTACCGTAATGCGGTGCTCATCGTTCGGCGTATAGGTGTGCTGAACGATGTTCTGCTCTGCGCCATGGTAACGAAGGGCAAAGACCACGTCTGCCTTCGAGTCGTTGTATATCTCGAAGGCATTCATGGAGCCTACCAGGCTCAGGGCATCTGGATATAATAAAACCTGTATCATCTTAATGTTGGGTTGATTATTTATAACGCAAAATTAAGATAATACAGGTAACTTGCAAAGGACTCCCGCGTCCTAGATTTTCTCGCATTCCAGCCATGTCGTGGTGCAGTGGTACACCCATTTGGAGTGACGGAACATCGTCGCATGTCGGGTCTTCTGGCTCACAAACGTCTTCTGCAGACCATATTTCTGCCCCACATATTCGGCTGAAGGAAGAGGAGGATAGATAATCTTGAAGGTGCGGTCCTTGTCGTCTCCCGAATTCTCATATTCGCTGCCCGACACCTCCACCGTCTCTTCATGGCCAACCCATCTGTAACCGCAGCTCAAGGCTGGCATCACGTCTATCATCCGCGAAGCTTCATGTATAGGGGTAGTCAGGGCGATGGTCCTGAGCTCGCTTTCCGTAGGTTCACTCTTCCCTCCGAGGGTAAACTTCAGCTTGTTGAAGAAGAAGCTCACGCCCCTGATCACCACCTTGGCATAGGAAGGCAGGTTCTGCTTCTGCGACTTGGTGAGCAGCAGCTTCACCTTGAGTTCCTGGAGTGAATTCCTCAGGAGGAGGTCATACTGGCGGTAGAATTTCTCGAAGATGCCGTCGTCACCGTTATACACCAGGGCATAATCGAATATCTTGCGGTAGAGGGATTCCTCTGAAGCATGAGATGGCGGACCGAAGCGGTTGTCATATTCATAGTGGATATCGTATGCCGTGACGGTTCCGCAAGGCATCCCGTCGGTCGATACATACGGGAAGGCAAGCATCACCGGGGTAGTCACCGCTTCCTCGCTGCTCTCCGAATTGTCCTCGGTGGCAACCTTCATCGATGAGTTGAGCGTGGCATAGCTGCCTATGTAGAGAAATCTGCCCATCTCCCGGCTGATGGTATCAGCGTCCACCGGCTGGCGGTACTTCAGTGTTCTCGTCTCCGGTATCATCTCGGGTATCTCAATATCCTGGGTGTCGGTATCTTCCTCGCCGGTATCATAGCTCTGCGAGCCCTCGCCTATCTTCGACTTCACATGATAGTTGCCCGAATATCCGTCCTTGTAGAAACAGCCGTCCACCTTGTCGAAGTAGGCACCGGTGTTCTTCGCCAGCATATCCTTCAGGTCGTCGTAGCTGTCCTCGGCATCACTGTCTGCCTGATGCTTCGCCCGAAGCACCACCCGCTTGTAGTCGGATGCCGTCTTATAGGATAAGGTTGGCTCCTCGGTCATCTGGCGGGTGAGATCTGCTGCAGGAGCACTCTCCACCGCATCCTTCAGGAAGATGATGCTCGCCTGGTGAGTTCCCTCGTCAGAGACGAACTCGCACAGAAACTTTTTCCGAAAAACAGAGAGGAAATCGGAGACGGAAACATCCGGCAGAAGGTCCTCAATGCGGATATGCCCGTTCACCATCACATCTATCACATTGTTCACCAGCACCATCTTGGTGAACGGCTCGGTCTGGGTGAAGAAGTTCTCCTGCAGGTCGTAGCCGAAATGCTTGAACACCCGCTTCAGTACATAGTTGGCACGGATGAACGGAGAGATGTAGTAGCCCCGTGTCAGGCTCACCGGAATCTCGTTTACATATTCCGTGCGGTTGAACTCGCCCTGAAACCGGTTCGACTTTCCGGCACACGTCACGAAATCGTAGGCATCAGGAGCCGCCACATACTCGTAGCCTCCTGTGTTCTTGAACCTCCAGTACTTGGCATCCGGCAGCTTCTGCTGGTTGCCCCATCCGTTCAGGATCTTGTAGTCGTAGCCGGTATCCTTGCCCGAGTCATCGGTGAGCAGCACAGGGAAGATATCGTAGTTCTCGTTCTTTCCGCCGATGAGCGACCGGCAGAAACTGATGCACTCATCGAGGGTGCTGCACCCCGGTATCATCTCGTCCTTGAAGATGCTCTTCAGCTTCACGTTCTGTATCTTCGAGTAGAAGGATCCGTCGTTGATGTAGAAGGAGGAGGAGATGTTGCCCTTGTGCTGTGCCGAGAGCACAATCTGCCTGCACTGGGCAAAATATTCCCCATCCTCGATGCTCACGTTGGCAGCCACCATCTTCTCCCGCAGACCGAAGGTGTCTGGATATCCCAGTATCATGCGGTTGTAGTCGCTTGCCGGTATATCCAGCGGGGTCGTCGTCTCCCCGTAGTCGTTGAAGAACGGATTGGTCCGTTCCACCTCCAGCTTGGCACCTTCGCCAAGCTGGTAGGTTTTTCCCTTATCCAGATTCGTTATTTTCATAGATCATCATTTATTTTTTGGCAAATTTCCTCGCCTGGTTTCTCAGTTCCTGCTTGGCATCAAGCTCCGTGAGCGAGATATGGGAGTGGATTCCGTTGTCGCGAAGCTCCCTGAGCAGTGCCAGGAGCTCGTCATTACTGCGTCCCGACGTAGCAATTCCCGCGTCGCGATGTGGGAATTCCTGCGTCGCGACGTAGGAATCAGCCCCACTAAGACTTGGTACGGAGCGGGTACGGAGAGGGTACGGAGCAGGTCCTATGCTGCCTCCCAGTGCCCTGCCCTGCATGGCCATCAGATATTTGCCCATATCGAAGGTGCGGATCTGTCCGGCTCGCTGGGCTGCATCCATCAGATGGATGAGCGGGGCGATGGTAGGATTTTCCAGGGCTGCATTCGATGCCACCCACTCCTTGCTTCTGCCCTTGGGACCCTCGCCCACGATGACGGTAGGATGGTCGATATACCCTCGCTTGCCTGGTGAGTATTCGGCATTGAAGTGCTTGCCGTCCTGTTCCCGCTCCACGTCGATGCGTCCGCCGCTCTCCCTTCCGCTGGCTATGCGGCTGCCTGCCGAAGAGGTTCCGCTGGCTGATCCGTTGAGGGTCATGCGCTTCACCTTCTGGCGCTCGGCATTCGCCACGGCCAACTGGGCTGCACCCGTCACACCCATCAGGGCAGCTGCCACGCTTCCGGCTATCGGACCCATCTCGCTGTATGCCTTCATGATGGAGGTGGCAGTATTCGAGATGATCTGAGCTGCCTGCATGGCGAAGTTCACGTCGGCATACTTCTTCTGTATCTTCAGCTTCTCGTTGGCTTTCTTCTTCTCCAGCTTCTCCTGAAGGGCGGTGTTACCCTCGGCTGCCTTGATTTCGGCATCATACTTGGCATCCACGTTCGCCATCTCGGCATTCTGCAGCGCACCCACGGCATTGCTGAAGAGGTCGGTGTAGTACTGTGCCTGCTTTATGAAGGATTCCTTCTTCAGCTGCTGCACCCTCTTCTCGTGTTCCTCCTGGGTGATATACTGGTTATCGAGTGCCTGCTGAAGCTGCGTCAGCTGCTGGTCGTATTCGCTCTGCTGGTCGAAGCCGAGAGCCTGCCTAGCCTGCTTCTTCTTGTCGTCCTGCTGATCAAGCTGCTCTTTATGCTTGGCAGTGTATTCCTTTTCTATCTGCTTCTGGGCATCCTTGTATGCCTTCTCTACCTGCACGGTGTCCTCTCCGTTCTGCTTGGCGAGGTCGAGGGCTGCCTGGTAATATCCCTTCAGTATCTCCAGTTTCTGGTCGCGCTGCTGCTCCAGGGTCAGCTCCTGCTGCGTCTCCCCTTGCTCCATCACCTTTGCCAGGGCATCCTGATAAGCCTGCTCGGCTGCCACCTGCTGGTCGAAATGCGCCTGTTCTGCCTTGCGCTGGTTGTCCAGCTGTTTATCCTGGAGTGATTTCTTCTTCTCGGCATCCTTGATTCCAATGTTCTTCGACTGCTCACTGTAGGAGGTCTCGATGGCGAGGATGTTGGCAGTATGCTGGGTCTTCAGCGTCTGCATGGCGAGGTCGTACTTCTCCTGGGTGGTCTGCTTCTGGGCGAGAGCCATGTTCCAGTTGTTCACGTCCTGCTGGTAATCCTGGTTGGCGGCATCGATATCAGCCTGGCGGTTTTCAGAAAACTTCTTCGATGCGATATCGTCAGGGTTCGGGGCTGATGATGTTCCGGTGGTATGACCGCCGCCCGTTTTTCCGCCGCCCTTGCCGCCGATGTTGCTGTCTGGAACTTCCGGATCCGTAGCCTCCTTCACAGTCTGGTGCATGATATCTTTGCCGAAGGCATCCCTTATGGATCCAATCTGCTTGTCGAGCTGATTGATGCCATCAGTAAGCGATTCTACTTCTGACTTAAAATGAGAGACGGCATCCACCTGCGTATTGCCGGTAGCTCCCCATGAGGTGGTATATTGGAAGCCGCGGGCATTATTGGCATCTGCCAGACGGCTCTTCGCCTTGTCGAGCTTGATGGTGAGTCCGGCACGCTTCTCGGCAAGCTCCTGGATCTGCTTCTTGGCGCCCTGCACCTCGTAGAGCCTTACCAGGCTGTTGATGTAAGCCTTCAGGGCCTTGTCTGATGCCTTGAACTTCTTGGTGGTCTGGTCGATGGTGGCATTATAGTGAGGAACTATCTTGTTGAGCGCCTCCACGGCCTTGCGTCTCTCGTCCATGGAGAGCTTTTCGTCATTGGCCACCTTGATCAGGTTCTCCAGCTTCAGCTTTTCCTCCACCACCTGCCTCTGGGCTTCTGCCTTGATGGCATTGAGCGCCTTCTGCGACTGAGCTGCTGCATCGGCTGCCTTCTTCATCTCCCACAGTTTCATGGCGAGAAGGGCGACACCTGCGGCTACCAGCCCGAAGACGCTTGCCTTCATCGTTGCGTTCATGGCGGTCCAGGCATTCTTGGCAAGCGTCACCCTGCCCGTGAGCAGGTAGAAGCCTGCCTGAAGCAGCTTCAGGAGTCCGGTTCCGGTGGCACATATCACGTTCCATGCCTGCTGTGCTGCAGCTGCACCCTTGGTCACGATGATGTTCGATTTGATGGCGTTGCTGGTGGCTATCGCTACAACCGTGAAGGCTGCAAGCAGGATGCCCAGCGTCTTCACCACGCCCTGATGCTTCACACACCAGGAAATGAGACTGATGGTATGCAGCTGCATATCTGCATAGGCATCATCCCATTGTTCCTTGAGCGGGAGGATTTCGTCACCCAGTGCCTTCTGGGCATTCTGCAGCTCCACTGTCTTCTGGGCTGCCCTGTCGGCTGCACTGATATAGGTCTCTCCTGCCGCAGCCAGCTGGGTATCCACAATCTCTGCCACAGCCTTCATGAAGTCGCCCGTCTCCTTGGTCTTCTCTGAGATTTCTGCTGCAGAGATGCCCAGGTTATCGAGAATCAAAGGAGACTTGCGGCCAAGACCGGTCACGATACTGTCGGTCATATATTCAACCGACTGACCCGTCTGCTGAGCCTTCAGCTGGGCAAACTCCAGATACTTGCCCAGGTCTTCCAGCGGAATGCGGAAGTCATTAGCCTGTACGGCAGCCGTCATCAGCTGTACATCATTTACGGTTCCCTTGGTTGCCTTGCGGAGGTTATCAAGCAACCCTTCCTGGTTCAAGCCATTGAATGCCTTGGTCACACCGTCAGCCTGCTCTGCCATCTCGAGACCGCCATTGATGAGTTCTGCGATGGAATCCTTGAACTCCCTCGCTTTTTCTCCGAAGAGTTCTGCGCCCTTGGTCAGCAGATTACCCAGAAGCACACCGTTCACGGTATCATCAGATGCAAGTTCTCCGAGACTCCTGGCATTCTGCTTCAGTTCTGAGATACGGGCATTCACGTCCATCAGGCGCTGTTCCAGCACGCCATAAGCCTCCGGATTGAGCGACTTCACGGTGTTGTCCATCTCCTTCTGCAGGCTTTTCTGCTGTTTTTTCAGCTGCACCATACTCATATCCAGGATATTAATCTGGCTGGTCTGCTCGCTTATCCTGGATGTAAGGGAGCGGATCTCCTTGCTGGTTTCGGAGTACTGCTTCTTCAGGTTCCTGTAGGCTTCCGACTCTTTTCTTCCGGCTGCCTCCAGGCTGATCATCTGGCTGAGTCGTGCCTTATTCTCTGAGCGCAGCTTCTTGCTCTGCTGCTCCAGGGTGTAGATGGCTTTCTGCGCATCGGCAGTCTTCACATCTACGGTATATCGGATTTCGTCTTCCGTTAAATGTTTGTTGGCCATAACTTATGATTTTTGTGGGTTAAGTGATTTTTCCAGTTCCTGACGGATGCTGTTCCGTACTTCATCGTTGAAGCCATAGCTGAGCTTGGGGAACGTTTCGTGATACAATACGCCCCAGACTACGCGGTTGTACAGTGCCAGGTTCCTGCGCTTGAACTTGCTGATGCGGTCATTGCGCTGGCGGTACTGCATATCCAGGAAACGGAGATAAGGAAGGATGCGCACGAAGATGGTGCGGTTCTCGCCCGAAATCTGACTGTCGAACGAGTGGGCGGAGAGCATGGTGAGCAATCTGCCGGTACGGCGCTTATAATGATTGCGCACCACGTTCTCCTGGGTGGAGTATATCTTCAGGATGCCTTCCTGAAGAGTCTCGTGAACGAATTTCTTTTTAACAAGACTGTCTGTTACCATATTCTTTGTACATTACTAATTAGTAATGCAAATATAGTAACAGACAGACAAAGGGCAAAGGACTGCACCCTACCTCTTGAGGATACAGATCCGATATAGAGGATACCCTATCAAGGGTGTAAGAATGGTGCAGAACAGAAGGTAGAGTACCCAGTAGGCGGGAACCCTGCTCTTAACCAGGAAAGGCATCAGTACTACCGCTATAATGGCGGAATAGCCTTGAATATATGTTATCAGTCCCATAATCTCGAAAATTTAATGCGTTAATAATTCTCCGGGTGCAAAGATACACCGCTTTTTCTGAAAAACCAAATTTATGACTAAGAAAAAAGATGGCTACCCTCACGGGCAACCACCTTCGGCAAAATTTCACAATTTATTACTAAAGCTTGTTTTATATAATAAAATAACCAAAAAAAAAATCTTATTTCTTGCGATACTCCTGGAATGCCTCGTAATCCTCCTTGCTGATCTCGAGACAGCAGCAGATGTGGGCGTTCTTGAAATCGAGATCCTCCGCATATTTGGAATCCTCGAAAAATGCATGCGAATGATGAAGAGCGTCCACCAGCGGGAACTTGTCTCCATCCGTCTCTACCACGAAGTCCTTCTTGCAAAGTATATCGCCATTCTTGCGAGGAATAGAAGCCTCTGCATAGAAGTACTTGCGTGGCTTCTCCCCGGTGAGCAGCTCCGTGAGCTTCCCGTGCATCTCCTTCAGCTGGTCATCTGTAATGCCAGAGATATACATGCCGTTCATGCTGAGCATGTGGTAGCGCTTTACCTCACCAAAGTCGTTCACCTCGCACTCATCAAAGATAGGGTGCATTCTCTCCTCCTCAATGTTGCCCGCAACATAAGTTCCAACATATGTATTCTTATTATTATCTTCCATTGTTTCTTGTTTTAAATCATTAATTCTATTCCCATTATTCTACTCCTCCATCCTCAGGCTTTGGACGGCTCCATCCTTCTGGATACATCTGCTGGGAGTCTTCGGCAAGATTTGCCCCCCCCGAATTGCGGTAAGCCTCGAAAATCTTGTGGCGCTGGTTCTGAAGCTCCAGGTTCTTCAGGGCGTGGTCGCCCTTTGCCTCTGCCATGCCGGTAAGATAGAGTTCGGTAGCCTTGCGGCGGGATTCGTTGGCATTGCGCTCACGATCATTGAGGGAACTCTTCTTGCTGCTGAACTCCAGCTCCAGATCCTTTCTCTCACGCTGAATAGACTCCAGGATGCTGTCGGCTAAACTCTTCTGACAGTCGCACTCCTGCTGAAGCTGGATCTTCTTGCGCTCATAGGCCATACGCTCCTTGTTGATGGCTTCGGTGTTCTCTACTAACTGACGATGAAACTCGTCGATGGTCATTACCTCGGCTGCTGCCTGGGTATTGGCATTCTGTTCTTGATTCATAATTTATTAAATGTGTTATGCGTTAATAATTCTCTGCGTGCAAAGGTACGGATTTTCTGCCTTTGCGCAAAGGACAAACATATGAGTGATGTATGGCTATTTTCCCTCTTCCCCTACCGGGCGCCAATATACTGCGAAGGTGTTGCACTCATCGAAGCAATCTGCATCGCTATCTTCTGTCCAGATAAACGGGATGCCGCCATCGTAGCGCATTCCGTCGGCAAGCATTACGCTCTCGTGGTGGTCATCGGGTGTGCGTGGGTCGTGGAATCTCACCTTGGCTCCCTCCTTGAAGCCTTCAGACACCTCGAGGAACTTTCTCGACTTGAAGATAAACAGGCTTCTGCCCGCTATCTTGTATTGGAGCAGGCCGCTTATAGTCATGCTGCATACCTTCTGACTCAGTTCCATGGCCTCCTTGTCACTGAAGGTTTCTTCCGAGTTGGAACTGATCGTTGTCAGCGTGGTGTCGGGATAGAACATCCTGTATTCTGCCACGCGCTCAGCAATATCCGTTAAAACTTCCATGGTCTCCATACTACATCACCTCCCCTCCGAAAAGATAACCACCAGCAATCATCACTACCGCGAAGCAGGCTATGCCCACCATGGTCAATGCCACCTCGCCATACGTCACCTTCTCCTCGCAGAGACAGCTGAAGGTCTCGCTCCTGGTAGCCATGAGGCGCTTAGCCTCACGCTTGATTGCACACTTGAGGGATTTCATTCCCTCGTTCACATTCACGTGGATGCCGGCAGGCTTGGCCTGCATCGCATCATTTAATAAAATAGAATTCTGCATATTGCATCATCTTATTAGCATGAGCAGCCAACTTGATTTCGTGAGAAAAGGGTGGCGGCTGCATTCCCCGTTGCTAATAAGATGATGACTTATCCGAGAGGACAAATGAAATCTTACGGTTCATGCAGCCGCCATATCGGTACACCTTTTTCCCGTTGCCGGGAAAATGATACTCTTGGGCATAAAAAAAGCCTGCGGCTGAGAAGCCATAGGCGAAACGGTCGCCCTGCCGGATAGTTTACTATCATCTTATTAGCGGTGGCAAAGGTAAGAAGAAAATCCGGAACCGCCAAATAAAAATGGGGAAATTTTCGCGCGATGCGAAAAATTAACACTAAAAGATGCTGTAGAGCATAAAATCGGGGTAATTTGGGGAATTATTCGGAATCAATCGGAACCATTCGGAATCAATCGGAACGAAAAAGCCCCCGATGCATCTCGCACCAGGGGCTCAAGAGTTCATTTAATTTTTATGAAGTACAACCGTTAGAATGCGGCTGCTTGTAAATCCGCTTTAATATTGCTCATGCAGGCATTGAGTCGCTGATATGTTTTCTCTCCAGCAGTCTTGACTCCACTTACATACTGGCGCATGAGCGATGGGTTGATGCCTGCTCTCTTTGCGATGTCCGAGACATTGAGGAACGAGAAGTAATTGAAGAACGACTGAAGGTCGTATTTATATTCAAACTCCACCTCAGGAAACGTCTTGCCGTTCTCCTCAGCATCCTGCCTTGCTTCCTCGTAGCACTCCATCAAGTCAGCTTTTGCTGCTGCCACAGAGTCACCAATGGCACTCAGGCCAACATCTCCGATACCCTGCTCTGTATAGCACCAAAACTTGCCATCAGATGCCTGCTCCACTATAATCTGTACCTTCATATTAATATCTCCTTTTATTCTTTTTGTTTAGAAGGTGTCCCCGGCACGGAATCATGTCGGGGACGATGTGTGAATAGATAACCCTATGCTAACTGCAAAGAGCTAATGCGTTGTCCAATCTCCTGGACGGCACGATTGAAAATATCTTTCTGCTCGGAATTGAGCGTATAAGCATGACCACGAACCTCTGAGCCATTGAGACGCTGAGAGAGCCATGCAGCGCTTTTACCGAAGTATTTCTGTGCGATGTATCTTAGTGGAAGCAATTTATAATCTGCCTCTGCAAGCTGCTCACGCAAAGTGGCAACCTCCAGCTTCAGGTTTGCTACTCTATCAACAACCACCTCACTAATATATTTCTTATCCTCCTCCGTAGCATTTGCGCTGAGATAGCGATGAATCTCGTCTCTGCGCTCTTTGCTCTTGACATCCTGCTTGCTAGCCAATGCCATGTACTCTGCCATTAATTCTTTAATATGCTCCATATTCTTATATTTATATTGTTTAAAGAACCTCCCCCCTAGGGGAGGACTTTTTAGTTTTTTCTTTGCCTGTAGAGCTTAGAAAGGTCTGCGAGTCTCAAATCAATCTGTCTCTCGTAATCGAAGACCAAGTCTTTCAGTTCGAGAAGGGCCTTGATTTCGTCTTCCTTTCTTTTAATTTCTTGCTCTAACTCTTTTTGTGTCATACGCTTAAAATTAAATTGCTAAACATCTAGTTATCTATTCACGATGCAAAGATACATAAAATTCCTTTAATGACCAAATAAAACATAAACTTTCTTTTATGTTTAACTCATTTTTAATGTCTTGATACGGGAAATAAGCGGAAAAAGCGTATCTTTGCAGGAAAGAAATGTTTCACCTATTAATATATATAAGGTATGGAAAAGATAATAAGTAACAAGGTTCGCAAGAACCTGAACGAGCACACCGCCCGCATCATCCTGGAGCGCTCAGACAGAATGGCAAGCAGCACACTGGAGCAGCTCCGCAAGTCCACCGACCGTGCCTACACCATGACAGGGTTCCTGCTCACGGTGTTCATCGCCCTCACGGCATTCGTATTCTCCAGCCCGTCTTTATGGCAGCTCTCTACTGCTGTAGTCCTATGGTCAGGCATCTTCATTGCGCTATACATCATGGTAAACCAGGTGCTGTGGGTACACCCCTTCCGGCATACGGGCAATGAGCCCAGGAACATGATACAGGAGGAAAACATCGACAGACTTCTGAAGAATGGGCATAACCAGGAAGAGATGAACGCCCTATACTCCATCAATACCCTGCTCGATGCCATCAGCAATAACCAGGAAATCATCGACCGCAACAAGAACATTCTTGCCAACCGCTGCGACCAGATAGAAAAAGCGATGACGGTGATCAGGTGTACTGTCATCATCGCCACCATCATCACCGCCATCTCGCTTCTAGCCTCTGCTCTGGGGATGTATCACGGTTCCGCCATTTGAGCGGTCGTCTCCACCTCCACGCTGAGGAATCCAGTCGTCATCGTCTGTTGGTTTCATAATCATAAAAAAGGGCCCGTGCATCCGGAGAGCAGTCCTTCAGCACGAGCCACACAGCTGTATTTCTTTTCACTTGTTATGTACAAACTCTGCTCAATCTGCACACAACCCTAGTTCAATGTCATCATTACGCCTGCAAAGATAGCACTTTTCTTCGAAACCATCAAACATTTTACTGATTATTTTCAGAAAATAGCAAGAAAAGCCCCGATGCGCTGCTGCACCGGGGCTGAGTTGAGTTATTGAACATGTTAGCTATGCTAACTGCAATGCGCTGATGCGATTGCTTATTTCCTTGACTGCCTGGTTAAAGATGCCTTTCTGCTCCTGGCTGAGCGTATAGACCTTTCCACGCACCTGATATCCGTTGAGACGCTGCAGAAGCCATGATGCGCTCTTGTTGAAATAGTTCTTGGCAATATAGGAGATAGGGAGCAGCTTATAGTCCTCTTCATCTATCTGGCTGCGGAGAGCTTTCACTTCGCTCTCCAGACGAGCCACATTCTCCTCCACGAATGGCTGTGCTACCTCGGCCACAGCATCCTTGTCCATAGTTTCCAACTTAGCGATGATTTCGTTTTTTCGCTCTTCGCTCCTTGCATCGGTATTACCGGCAAGAGACTTGTATTCTTCCAATAAGATTCTGATATCTTCCATGTCAATATATGTATTTTATAGTCCTCTCCCGGAGGAGGGAAAGTTAAACTTTACTTTCTTTTCTTCATCAGTCTTGAAAGGTCGTACAAGAGATAATCAAGTCTCTTTTCGATTTCCTTCTGCGAAAGACCGGTGAATTTTGCGATTCGGAGAAAGTCTTCGATTTGCTTCTTCTTTCTCTCTATTTCATTTTCTAAATCATCTTGCATAGCTTGAAAATTTAATTGATTAAACATGTTCCTTAACTCGAGTGCAAAGGTACATAATAATTTTGATATGCACAAATATTCCATAATAAAATTATTATGTTTAACTATGTTTAAGCTTTCTGTTCATGAAAAGATAGAAAATGAGCGGGAAAAAGCCCCGATGCTTCACGCACCAGGGCAGTACTGCAAATTATTATTTGTTTGAAATCCCGTTCACATTCCGTACAGAACGGACCCTATAAGAAACGGGTGGAGCGAATTATTAACACACGCCTGTGAAACATTCTAACCATTAGTAAAAAAGAAATCTACACGTATTTAACGTATGAGTTGAAAACGCATTTTTATCCCCTAACTAATTCAATTATTTAAACTATCATCTATTTGGCAAAAATAAGCAATTTGGGATAGGAGAGCCTGGTATGCGGATTCTGGCTCACCACCTCCATGCGCACAGCCTTGGTTCCGTATCTGAAGAAGAGGAACTTCTTCGGCACCCTGTGGATGATCATCTGCAGGGTATCCCTGATCTCTATATGGGCATGGAGACTGTCGGCCTCCATAGTCCCCCGCAGACTCACCCATGGATCACTCCAGGATATCCTCTGCGGGGGCATATAAAGAAGCATATCAGAAAGTTGCGCTGTGGTATCTGTAGAGCCGGAGGTAACGGCGGCATGAATATCGACCGAGGACGAAGAGGAGGTCCTGGCTGCTGCCACCATCCGGCTGTTCTTGATCTTCAGTTCCTTCTTGGTAACGGCAAGGAGAGAATCGGGGTTACGCTTTAGGCTGGACGGCTCCAGCAATATGGCTGAAACTGATGCCATCGGCTTACCTGACTGCGTCTGCCCGATCTCCACCTCACCGTTATGAAGTAGTAAATCCTGATTTCTGCTGGTGCGCTCGCTATACTTCTTGTAGTTATGGCATTCCCGCAGCGACATCACTGCCGCCAGAGGAACAAGCGCCAGCACGACAACCTTAAGAAAACTCGAAAAACTAGTTTCTTGCATCTTCACAACTAAATAAACACTAAACAAAAAAACTACTGACTATTAACTAATAAACCTATAACACTATCTTATCTGCATTTTGACTTCACGGTCTTGATGATCGAGGTGATAATGTTGAGGTATGCCGGATCAGTGGCATACTTGCACCCCACCCCGTCGCATATCTTGCGGGCAAACTGGTAGGCATCCTTGCGGAATGGCCATGCATCCTTGTAGCCCGACTTCTGGAAAAGCCGCTCATGTTCCTTCAGACACTCGCCTATAGAGGAGAAATCCTTGAAGGCTCGCTCCACCGTGTAATACCAGAGGTTCTTGCCCTTCACCTTGCATACGGAGATGACGCGGTCGGGAGCCTTGAACTTCTGGTTGGGAGTCTTGAGATACTCGTGGGTCTTCACCATCACGACAGGACCATCCCACTGGCTTCCCTTGGTGATGCCGAAGAGGTTGGCCTGGCCGATTACCTTGGAACCCCATCCCGTCTCAAGCATTGCCTGGGCGGTGACGAATGCAGGATCTATTTCCGTTTTTGCCTCCACGGCTGCAGCATATACCTGCCGGGCGAAGGCCATCTGAGTTTTGTTTGGCATACCTTATATATATTAATCATTTAACGAATCAAACTTCTTCCTGGGCATCCTTGTCAGAGAACCTGATAGGCTTGCCGCTGATATATTCTCCGCTGTCGTTGAAATCCTTCATACGCTTCACGAAGTTCTTGGGCAGTATGGGATATATCGCCTGGATGTTCTCTATGATGGAGAATATCTCCCTCACCATCATGAACACGCAGAGATAAGTACCAATCCACTGCATCGGACCCACCACGGTGCCACCGACGGTGGCATGGCTGGCAAAATTGCTGAGAATCATCAGGAAGATATATATCACAATCTTGCGGGTGAACCGGGAGAAGAACGATTCGCTCGATGCATCCTTGTGAATGAAATGCTTCCACACACCCAATATGGTATCGATGGTGATTGCCACCGCTATCCACTTGGCAAACTCCCAGTCCTGATAAACATACTGGAACCCCTCCGTCACTATCGTGATCGGGAGTGATGTGATTGCTATCATCGGTATATTATGTTTTAACTGTTTCATATCGAAGGTCTTTTTGTTGTAAGACGTTGCAAAGATACGCTTTTTCCTGCAGGTGGCAAAGGACTATCCTTTCATCATCTTCCGGCTCATGCGGTGAGTGTCCAGGATATCCGCTCCGGTGGCTGAGAGCATCAGCGTCCACCCGTAGCTCTGCAGCTCGGCAGAGACAAAAGGAATGATCTCGCAGTTGGCCACGCTGTCGCGGTCCATCCAGTAGAGTTCCTCCCGCTCGGCATCTGCCATGATGCGTGCGTGAATCTTGGAGAGCATCTGGAGGGTGCGGTCGTTGGCTATGATGCGTTCGAGCATATCCGATGTATTGGGCAGCTTCATCGCCACCGTCACCGCTATGCGCTGGGTACACTCGAAGCTTCTGCGGCCGTCGCTCTGCATATCCACCTCGCCGTAATCCACGAAGAGGAAGGAGCCGGTGAGCTTGTCGATGCGCTGCTTCAGCTCGTCAAACGACTGGCCATATACGTAGTTCTCTATCTCGGGAACCAGTTCCTTCTCCTTTTCCTGCATATTGCCCAGCATGCTGAGCACGGTGGCGTATTCTTCCATACTGCTCTCGCCCTTGGTGGCGATACCCCTGGTAACACCTGCAGAAGCAGGAAACTTGGCAAAATATGTAAATAGATCCAATAACATAAGCTTATAATTTTGTCGCAGGAATGCGGTTTCCTGCCAGGTTATACTATCTTGCTGATGATATCGATGGGCAGTCCCACCTCGGTGGCTATCTTTGCCACCTCCATGCCGGATGCCTTCAGGCTCTTCACTCCGTCGATGGTCTTCTTGCGCAGGATGCGCAGGTAGGTGAGCACATTCATCTGCTCTACCTGTCGGGCATTGCCCAGTCCGTCCTTCGATAGGTCGTAGAGCGCATCGGTGGCATCGGTAGTGATGCTGCAGCTGCCCGGCTGCACCGCAAACTGGGTGAGCAGCGAGAATTCCGTCTTAGAGAAGAGGAAGTTGTTTACTGCAGTAAAGTTCAGGGCTATCGCCATGAGCGTATTGGCAGGCAGTTTTCTGAACCGCTGTGCCAGCTTCTGTGCCTTCTCTGAGGAATATTCGCCCTTGCCGGAATAAAGCACGGCTGCCAGCAGCGGCAGACTCGCCTCGCCCATATCGAGAAGCTGGCGCGCCTCGATATACTGCAGGGCTGTGAGCGAGCAGGTGAGCGACTGGAAGTCGGTGTTGATCTCGTAGCCGTAATACGCCTTCTGGTCGATGAAGATGATAGGCAGCTGCTGGCGGCAGAAGCAGAGATCGAGTACTATCTTACCGTCAGCCTCCTTGAAGATGAAGGTAAGCTGGTCGGCTATCGCCATGAAGTTCTCGAGAGCCTTCTCGTCTCTTTTTATCTTTGCAAGGTCCCACTTCATCAGGTGGCAGAGGAACAGACACTTGATGGCGCCTGGGGGATACAGCCCACTCTCCATGAGCGGAAGCAGCTCAACAAGCTTCAGGAACTGCTCAGAAGTGAGTAGTTCCCATGAGTTCGGGATTTCGTATTCCTTCCCGTTGGCTCTTACGGATATCGATTTTTTCATAAGCTATGGCATTAAGTACATATTATCATCCGGCCGGTTCTCTGCCGAGAAGGAGAGAAAATCATTGCCTTCCTGGGCATCGAACAGCATATCCACATTGTGGAGCAGGTCTTCTGCCTCGCCTTCCAGCTGGGTAGCCAGCAGGAGAGCCCGGCTTGCTTCATCGCTGCCCGAACGGGTGGCGGTATTGTCTTCGAAGAGGTTGCGGATGGTGGCGGGGAATTCCAGGATATCGAAGCGCCGGAGTGACTTTGCTACGGTCTTCTTCACCAGGGCACGCTTCAGCATAGGCAGCGCCTTCTGTCCGAACTCGGCAAAGGTCTGGTCTTCCCCACCCTTCTCCAGCCGCTCGAAATAGGCGCCTATGCTCTCGTCGAGCACCTCCTTCTGCAGGGGTACGCAGCGGAAAAAGAAGAGATACGAGAGGTCGATAGGGTAAATTTCATCGAATTCATCGGCTGTATCTACCTTCAGCTGGCTGAGCATCCTGTAGTAGTTGGTCTTGCGCCAGTCTTCCATGGCTAGGCGGATTTCGGCGGTTTCATCGTCGCTGATATCCCCGGTAAGCTCCGAAATCAGCGAATCCATCGCATTGAAGTAATTCTCCATGTACGAGCGCTTCATGCCTTCAAGCTCGTACTTGTAGAGATTCACATCGTTCTTTCTGCGGTTTACGGCATCGAAGATGATCTGCGTGGCAAGCGTAAGGTTTGCCATGGCTGCACGGAGGAAGTCCTTCAGGCAGCTGTCTTCATCGCCGATGGCAACAATATCGAAGAACGTATTGCTGCCAATAATGGCAACAATACGCTTGCGTGCGGCAACGGCAGAACCCCGAAGGCTGTCGAAGTCGGCGCTGGTATCAGCACCTGGCGCACTGTTGCAGAACTGTGCGTAGCTGCTGAAGAGGTCTTTGAGTTGAAATTTCTTGTTCATGACTGCTGGCGGTTTAATCGGTCATCCGGAGAGATATCTTCCTGTCGCTGCGGAACCTCGCGGTAGAAACCCAGACGGCAACCCTGCCTGTAGAGTTCCGGGAAGTTCAGGCGCAGCGCCCAGTTGAGCGGTTCTGCACAGACCTCATCCTCGGAGGTGAGCGACATGATGTAGATGAGATAATTATAATAGGTATCGCTTCCGCTCTTCGAGATCACTCCATCCTTATCTACTGCAGATATGGCTGAATCGAGACCCACGGAGGAGAGAAGAGCCTGGTCGGTGCGCTTGTCGTAGGAGATGAGCGCATCGATGTACTCCTTGTACTTGAGGTCGATGGTTTCCACCTTCCACGACTGCTCGTGACCCTGGGCATCCATGAAGGAGATGGAGGAGAATCCCTTGCCCTGATTGTCGGCGCCGGAGAGATAGGTGCTGAACTTGCGCACCTCGTCGCGAACGTAGCGTACCATGCACGACTCCTTGAAGTCGGTTCCGATATCGATGCCGTTGTACTTCAGCAGCTCCAGCCCCTTCGCCTTGCGCCGCTTGTTCTCCTCGCAGAGCTTGGTCATCTGGGTGCGCTTGCTCTGGATCCAGGCATTCGGAATGATGACGTGCACCTTTGCAGCAAGCGAGTTTTTCAGAAAACTGTTGATGTAGCGTGCCGTCTTGTTGCTGCCCAGGATGGAAGGTCTGGCTCCCTGATGGGTCTCGTTGGATCCGTAGTATTCGTCCACCGATTTCTCCCGGTGATGGGAGATTGCAGCGTAATTGTAGTTTTCCACCTCGCTGAAGCTGAACTTCGGATAAACCGAGTAACTTGACAAGCCATAGGCGAATCGCCCTACCACTACCTGGCGGAAATCGCTGTAGGAAACCAGCTCGGAAGCTACATCGTGGCGGGTGGTGGCTAGGCGGCAGTAGCGGTTCTCCATGGCTTCCAGTGCTGCCACCGGCTTGCCCACGCCTATCATCTTGCCTCGGGTGAAGCGCCACTTCACGAAGAAGTCGCCGAAGTAATAGTAGTTCTTGATGCAGGTCTTGCAGAACTCCTCTACCGATGGGATGCCTCGGGAACTCCAGGAGTCGAGCCACTCCATCACTTCCGGCTGTTCCGCGTACTTGCGTACCAGCTTGCCGTCCTCGATAGCCTGCTTATATACTGCAAGCCCATGGCCATAGAGCATCTTGATCTCCTTGGAGTAGAGACGTGGAAGCAGTCGGTTCTCCTTGATCTCCTTGGTTATTTCCTCACACTGCTGGTTGTTGTAGCCGCGCATCAATACCTGATAGCCCTGTATGCCCAGATAGTGGTGCTGCTGCATCCAGAGCGTACCACCGAACGGAGACTCCAGGAGTGGTGACTGGAAGAGCTGCTCTGCACCCAAGGCAGGATCACCCTCGCCCAGCTGGAAGGTGAAGGTATTGCCATCGGCAAGATAGATGCCGGCATTGCCATACATATCTATTTCGTAATCGTTCATAGCCAATCTATTTTGTGTAATTTAAATCCGTCCTGAGGGAACCCCATGTACCTGATGAGAATGCGGTAGCACATCTTGGGATTCCCGTCCTCGTCGGTATAGAGGAAGTAGTTCTCACCATCGATGGCGAAGCGCTCCCTTGGTAACTGGGTGCGGTACTTGCAGTGATGGCGCACCTGAAGCTCGGTGCTTGCCTCGTCTCCCTGCCTGGAATAGGGAAAGAAGACCAGGGTAAACTCCCCATCGGGCAGCTTACTGATCTCTCTGGCCCACTGCAGCGCCGTGATGCCATCCATGATGATGTTCTTGCTCTTTCTGTTCATAACGATGCGAAGTTAGCAAAAAAATATCGCCCTGCAAAAGACCGGTTGCACCCTGATGCCGTCATATTTCCGAGAATCGTAAGGGCTGCACCTCTCTTCCCCTTCCCAGCGGTGCGTGCACAATTCCGTGACACGTTTTTCTGGGATTTTTCTCAGGCGGGGCTGCTTGGGCTGATTATCAGCACCTTGCGTTTTGCACCCCTTCATTTCCTCTGAATTATTGGTTTCTGCAGTAATTTTATTGCCGCAGAAATGGGATATTATCCACCGTTTATATCTCGAAATTGTCGGGTAAATCGGTAGGATACGTACTTAATTCCGCCTTCACGGCATCGGAATAGAGACCGTAGAGCAGGTAAATCATGGCTGAAGGAAGCTGCGTGGTGAGTCCTGCCTGGTTCTTGAGCTGCTGCTTCTTCTCCGAACTCTTGTCGAGCTCTATCTTGCCCTCCGTCTTCTTCAGAGGAGAAATCATGATGGCGCTGCACAGGTTCTTGCACTCGTTCTCGTCGATGCGGACAATAGGAAGCAGCGGGCTACGCTCCCCGAAGAGCATCTGGCAGAGCTTGAACTGCTGCCAGTGGTAAATGGTAGGCGCATCCTCGTTGTAGAGCACAACCATGAAGCCATACGACTCCAGGGCTGCCTTCAGATTGAGCGAGTCGGTGGTTATCTGTTCCCGTTCCTCCTTGCGCTTGTTGCCGGCACGGTCCGGGTAGAGATAGATGGTCTTGTTGACTGCTGCGGATCCGAAGAACTGGTGCACCTCTGCCACCAGGTCGTTGTAGTCCTTGGGCAGGAAGGCGAAGAACTCCTTGATGATGTCGAGCCTTCTGCCATAGTCCTTCTTCTGGGCTACGATGAGCGACTGGAAGTTGCCAGGGTCATAGCCCATGTAGAGCGGTTCCTGAGGGTCGCAGTGAAGCAGATAATCGGCGGAAAGGATAAATCTATCCTTCAGGTTCAGGCGAAGAATCGACTCATACTTGTAACTGTCCTTGAACTGATGCCTTACGTGGTCGTAGTTGATGAAGAATTTGTTGGTCACTTCCTTGTGGCGGATGGCACAGATGGCGGTGAGGAACTCGTCGATATCAAGGGTATCGAGCTGCGTCTTGAAGAACTTAGGGCCTAGGATATCCTTGTTGCAGAAGGAGGATGCACGGATATAGAAGATGGCGTTGCGCCTCATGTCGGCAAGGCGTGGCTTCCATCGCTCCACGAAGGAATTGAGTCTGACCGTCTCGAGTCGCATCTTCTCCAGGAGTACCGGATCCTTGGAGTCTCGCTCCTGCTGTCTGAGGATGAAAAGCCGGTATAGGCTCTTGTTAAGTTCCAGGGAAACGGTAGCGATTTCCTCGATAAGCTTCGGGTTCACCTTCTTCTCGTACTCCTCGAACCAATCGTCCTCTCCAAGGTCAACACGGGCCGTATCACTCACGCCGGTAACACCTTCATAGTAAGCAGAACATCGCACATTGGCTGGACCTCCACGCAAAGATGGAAAGAGTCGGGTCTTCAGCTTCTCTCCGCTGTTGTGCTTCATCTCCTCCACGAAGGCGTGCACGGCATTTCTACCTGCCACGGATTCCGGCTGGTCGCTTGATACCAGCTGAAGGTGGGCACCATTGCGGAAGATCACACTATGCTTGGCATACGCTATCGGGTATCTCGGCTTACGGAAGTGGGAAGGCAGCGTGCTCTCCCCTACCACGTAATCGATGCCATACTCGAGCATGGGGCGCTGCTGGCCGTTCACCACAACCTGGCGGGAGAAGTATGCCTGGATGTTAGGCCAGACGTTGGTCATCAGCGCCACGTAGGTCTTGTGAACCAGGAAAGAAAGCTCTCCAGGCATATCATTGGCAACACGTATCAGGCGAGGACCCGTCACACCTTCAGTCTTTCCTCCGGCACGGGCAACCTCTGCAAAAAGCATGTTGGGGTCGATGATATTGGCAAGCAGCTGCATGCCGTTCATGTAATAATGCTCGAATTCACCGAGCGAATTGTCATTCAATATCAGTTGGCTCATCGCTTAAATCCTCCACAATTTCCGCTTCCTGAATGTCAGCATCACGAAGCAGACGTTTCTTCTCTGAGCTCTCGATAGGCAAACCATCGATGAGCGAAATATAGAAGCCGCGGTTGTGCTTGGCGGCAATCTCCTTGAGACTCTTTTTCTGAAAACCCAACTCCTCAGGAGTGATCTCCGGAGTGATGAGGAACACCACACCGAGGTCTCTGTCGGCTTCTGCCTGCTCTGATGCACGGCGGCGACACTCCAGTGCCTGGTCCATACAGGCCTTCTGCATCTTGTAGTCTCGCTTGGCAGAACAGAGCTTGGCAAGGTCTTCATACTTGTTGGCGAAATCGTTCTCCCATACCTTGATGCTTACATTGCAATCTACATTGAAGTAGGATATCGCCTGGTTGATGCGGGTCATGCAGGTACGCACATCGAGGGAGATCTTCTGCTGTGCGGCTATGCGCTGCTTGAGCTGGCGGGCGCCACGGGTAATATTGCGCTCATACTCGTAGATTTCGGCTGCCCATTGCAGCTGCTTCAGAAAGATCTGCACATCCTCTGGAATGCCTTTGCCCTCACCTGTTGTCAGGAAGGTGGTAATGAGGTCCGGGTGAACGCTCTCCAGTTTTTCTATCTCGCTTTTCATACGCCGAACAGCTCCCTCCTCAGCTTCAGTTCTTCACGGTCCTGCATTCGCTCGTTCAGTAGCTTGATAGCGTCGAGATCTCCATTGGCTGCCTGCTCAGCTATCTTCTCATCTGCCTTGAGCTGAGCCTGCTCAAGCACTCCTCCGTTTTTGACCATCTGAACGCAGGTTTCTGCAATCTTTCGTAATTCCGTCTTATCCATCTTTTCCGTCTGATTTATCTGATTTGTCACTATACTGCTCCATCACCATCTTGAACATGCGTTCACGCTCCTGATGACGCTGGAGGTTCTCGCGGTCGCTGGCACGTTTTTCCTTGCGATCATCTCTTTTAATGTAGCTCTTGTAGCGCTTGATATTATCGAGCACATTCTTATGCTTGTGAAGAAACTCTGCCGGGTCCTTCCTGAAGAGCTGTACGAGTTCATCGAACTCAGACTTGCCTCTCAGAAGCGGGTGCTTATAGAGGAACTTGCCTGTATCGTTGTATGCCTTCAGCTCCTCGAAGGCCTGAAGATTCCTGATACGGAGTTCTGCCATGGCAGCCACATCCCGCTCCTTCGGCTTCTTGTCCAGAACCTCGTCGAGTTTCTTCATCTTGCGCCAGGTGTTGATACGGTCGTTGTAGATGACGGTAGCCATCTGCACGTCCTCGTTATAGAGGTTGTCCCAGTCGATGTTAGGATATTCCTCTTCCTTTTGGACTACTTTTTTTTCCGTCTTCCTCCTGCCCGGCAGCTTCAGCGGTTTCTTCTGGTGGCGCCTTGCCTTCAGGAGTATCAGGAGTTTCTTCCTTCGTTAAAGTTTCACTTGAACCATCCGAGCCTTTCTCGGCTTCATCTGCCGAAGTTTTGCTTGAACCATCTGGATCTTTCTCCTCTTCACCAGTTAAAGCTTTACTTGAATCCTCGGGGCATTTCCCGGCTTCACCAGTTAAAGTATTGGCTGAACCCTCCGGACCGTTCTCCACCCCGTCCGTTAAAGTTTCACTCGAAGCATCTTCCATGCCTTTAATGAATTTGCGGTTATCCTCGATTTCGTCTGCATCGCAGATATCCAGGAGTGCATAGAGAATCTCATCAGCGTAACGTTGAGGGTCACTGGCAAAACGGGTAAGCTTAGGATGGCGTGGATTTTCGTCATCCAGGAGCGAGAGGTCTGCCTTGGCATGTTCCTCTCCTCTCAGCTGATTGAACAGCTGCAGTTTTTCTCTTCTGTTATACATACCTTATTATATATTAATAAAGGTGCGCCACCCTTTTGATGGCGACACACCTTTTGAAAATTTAGAAGATAAATTATTTTGGGAAATAGAATTATTTGCCTGATGTGCTTACAGCCCTCTACTGATTATCAGCCGAGTGGCTAACCTCATCAGTAGTCACACCAAGAGGATCCTCTGCATAGAGACAAGGGAGATCGACAGATGTGCGCTTGAAGGTGAAGGTGGTGTAACGGCCATCCTTGTCGTCCTTGGTCTCGGTGTTGTTGAGAATCATTGGTCGTTCTGGCTCGCCGATGATATACCACTGGGTATCCTTCACGTGCTTATAGAGGATGATGAACTTACCGCCGGCATACTGCTCGATGAAGTTGTAGAGATCCACACGGGTACCGCCCATGATGATCACCAGGTTATTCTCGCCGGAAGTTGTGATGTCTCCCTTCTCGGTCGTAGCGGTGAACGTTGGAATGTCGTGGGCTTCGAATAGATAAGCCTTCAGCGTATCTGCAGCTGCGGTTTTAAACGGCATCGCCTTCACCTTTCGGTCTTTATCCGGCTGCGGGAACGCCTTGGTCATATCGATGAGAGTTGTAGGAACCAGCACAACCTGATAAGCGATAGCAGAACCATGGGTGTCGCGGTCGGTCACGTCATCGATTGCGGTAAGGGTTACGAATGAAGCCATGGAGACACCGGCTCCACCCATACCCATGGATGATGTTGGATCATCAAGCATCTGAAGGAGCGAGACTATGCCAAGCAGCATCATGATCGTCATGAAGAGAAGACGGCCCTTGTGCTGGGCATAACTGTATCCCTTGTTGGGATTGTACGCACGGTGACGTACAGGAATATTGTTTTTCTTCATAATCTTTTCTGAAAATGTGTAGGCAGGGTACATGGTGTACCCCACCTACGAATTAACACTAAATACTAATATATTATGAATTAACGTCCACCAGGAACGTTAGGCTGAACTGCCTTGTTGACGGTTCGCTTGCCACCTACGCGGCGCTCGAGCTCACGGTACTTGTTATCCTTGCCGAGGATAACCATGATGTAGTCGCCTGGCTGGCTAGGAGTCCACTCGGCTGTGATGTTGGCGAAATTACCGCTCTTGGCGATAGTAAGACCGTGGGTAGCATCGTCCTCACCAATCTCGATGCAGTAAGCTACACCCTGCTTTGCCTTCTTGATTTCAGTGATGGCTGTAGCAGAGGTTTTGGCGTCTGAGATGTGCCAGAAGCCGCTTCCGCCGTCAATCTCAGCACCGATGACTGTAGCAGGCAGGTTGGTAAAGATCTGCTGGAATTCGTAGTCGTTGTCATCCATGTCAGCCTTGGTTTCGAACTTGCGACCGGTGAATGCTGCACCACAGCCTTCCTTCCAGGTGCTCCAGGCACGAACCATCTCCATCTGCTCCTCCATCTTGACAGCAAACATCTCGCCTGGGAGATACTCGACGAACTGGAGGTTGCCAGGAATATCCAGGAACATCCAGCAAGACTTACCCTCGTATGGGAGCCACTTAATCTGAATGGTAGAGTCTGGCACACGGTTCTTGTAGCCGTCAGGGCCTGTGAAGTCGAGATCCTTGCCATAAGTCTCGCGGCAGTTGGCAAGCCACCAGTCGATGTGGTTTTCGTTGAGGTAGAGAACGTGCTTATCGAGTGTCATACCTTCAGTGAGGTGAGTCTTGACGTCTGTGATGAACTCCTTGACCGCATCCAGCATGTTAGCTGAAGTGTAGGTGTTGTAGCTCTTGTTGGCAAATGGCTTGATGCTGTAGTCGTGGATATAGCGAAGCAGGGTGTACCAGATACCAGTACCGGCATTGAGATAGCTGGAAGGCTGACCGTCCTCTGGCTTCACATAGATACCACGCATACGGCGTTGGTTCTGTTCGTCCTGAGCCTTCTTGAGAAGGTTGAGCAGGCAGAACTCAATCATAGACCACTTGATAGGATCAGAACCCTCCTTATTGAGGTAAGCGATATACTTGCGCTCAATCTCCTTCATCGGGCCGAACTGCACCTTGATCATGGCGTCATCCACGTAACCCATCTCGTTCTCGAGCTGCATGCCACCCTTGTAGATCTCACCTGGCTGGTAGCCCTGAGATACCTCATCGAAGAAGGCATTGAAGAGTATATCGCGGTCCTGCACACCATAGCGAACTGGGAAGTATTCGGTAAGATTGCGAAGCTCCAGAATACGTGCGATAAGAGCATCCTGGCGGAGAATGACGAACTGATCGCCCAATCCGGCATTATCCACACCGCCATAGTTGGTAGCGAACTGGCCAGAAGCAAGCGCCTTGACGTCACCAAGCTCATTGCGGCTCTGGTGATACTTGTAGCGCAGCTGAAGAGATCTTGCGAACGCCATAGACTCCTTGCGGAATGCCTTGCCATCGCTCTCCTCATCAGGTTCAGACGCTAAGGCAAGTGCCGGATTGACTGTAATCTGGTTCCATCGCTTCTTCATATCAAACAGAGAGTGCTCGATTCCGAAGAGATAGTTGCTGTTCGACTCGAAGCCATTGATAGGAATAGAAGGAGCAGTGACATGGGCAGCAGGCTTGTCAGGAGCAGTACCCTGCGCCATCTTCATCACGTTCTCTGCGAGACCAGACACAGCCTTGGTGAGCTGCTCGTAACTTACGTTCTGAGAAGCACCGGTAGGCTGCTGGCTGTTCTCATTCTTTTTGCCATCATCAGGATCCTTGCCCTCATCATCATCGTCGCAATCATTACCATCACCAGCAGCATTGTTGGCCTTGGATACGATAGCGTAGAGGGAGTTGATCTGCTGCTGATGCTCTGCCTCTTCAGCTGCACTGTTCTCGGCTGCAAGGTCATCGACGAGAGTACTCTGGTACTCCTTCTGGTATTCCTCGCAAAGAGCCTTGTACTCCTCTGAAGTCAGGCTCTTGTTCTCGAACTTCTTGACGAAGCCAAGCTTCTCGAGAACTTTGTTAAGTCTTGCTTTGAAATTCATATAAACAAATTAACTAAATATTAAAACAACAATAGAAAACAAACAAAATTCTTATCTAAGTATTAACAGAATCCATACAGGTTCTGGGTTCCCATATAAGCATCTCCCATCTGGGCAACCTCGGCAATAGCCTCGAGCAAGGTACGCTTGCCATCGATGAGCCCAACTTCCTCGGCAGGATCTGTGTAGAAGCTCTCGCCCTGAAGAACAGGAGCGTCATCGCCTAGCTCAGATAGTTTAGGGCGCATGGCCTTGACTTCAGCCAGGAACTGCTCGTTCATCGGATCGAGCACATTCTTGATGTACTCTTCTGTCTTGCCATCCTTCAGATCCTCGAAGACCTTATTCTTTCTGGTCGAATTGGTTGCCTTGGCGGTAATCTTCTTCAATCCCAGCTTCTCAAAGTAAGGCTCGAAGTTCCAGAAGGAACACATTGTGCCGATGCAGCCTACGAAGTCGTGGCTGGTCGTTGCATAGAGCTTCTGGCCATGACAGCCGATATAATAGGCTGCCGATGCGCAATATTCCTCGTAGATGGCGAGAATCGGCTTTTTTGCGTTGCGCAAAGTCTCACTCAGACGGTCCATGTACCAGGCTTCTCCTCCAGGAGAGTTGATATGAAGCAGGTGGGCAGATATCTGAGGATTGTTCTCTGCTGCCATGATATCCTGCTCCAGCTGTCTGGAAGAGAAGTACCAGTAGCTATCTGCTGACACGACACCAAATATACGGTGATAGGCGATAGATCCTTCATTCAGCGAAGGAGAATCATATTCGTCGGTAAGATGCACATCCCTGGTCTCTTCACTCTGGGCTGCCTTGGAGGATAGTACTTCCAGGGCTTTATGAGTCTCATACTGATAGTATGTATGAGTCTTGAGATATTCCCGAACCTCGGCTATGGTCATTGCCTGCTCGGCTCTCTTGTGTTCGATGCTAGCCACGTTACTATAGAGCGGGAAAGCTGCCACCATCAGCCGACGGTAGGCATCCTCCGTAATCCATAGCGGATGCGTGGAGAGCAGAAGGGTCTGTATTTCGTCCATCTTGATATAAGTTTTCTACAAAGGTACATTATTATAATAGGTATAGAAAAGACCTTAACCAAGCGGGTTGCGGAGCATTTTGCAATTAACTATCAGTTTCGCCTTGTTGGGGTACTTCACGAGCTGCACCCTCGCCGGGAGATCTTCCGTACCTATTTTATATTCCACAGGATCCTGCGAGCCACTTGCATGGCTAACGTCTGAGAGGGAGACGATAGCATTGCGAGCAACCCTAAGCTCATTAACCGTATCATTATCGGGCAAATCGACCACGAAAGTCTTGCTGCAGTCCCAATACACGCCACCGTTCTCCTCGGTCATGGCTGGTTCAAAAGTGAAGGGATCTGCCATAAATATATCCCAATTTTCGGGGCTCCCGACTAGGGAGACACCCACAAGACAAGAAAATTCTACCATAATGCGTATTTTTAGAGTGATTATTGCTAATTTTTGGGTGACAATATTTTATACTCGGTATGTATTAAAAATAATTAAACACCGCGTTTTTTTTGGTATTTTCGCGGAATTTTAGGACAGAGACGCTGTCGGTAGCGATAAAAGTTCTTCAGAAGCGCATCCGATGATATCGACTTCAGATGGTACGTTCTGATGAACTCTTCCACGACATCCTGGTTGCGCTTCGGCCTTCCAAGTTCCTCGTTCTCCAGCATGATGCGGTGGAACTCGAAGTTGAAGAGCAGACGGATGTGCTCCTCTATCTTCTTGGCTGCCCGCTGCGACAGATAGTTGTAATAGGCAGGATCCTTGCCCGGATGGCCATCAATACAGGAGCGGCGGGAAGGAAGATAGATGGTGAGGTTACAGTCTTCTTGGCCAACGCTGTTCGCATCCGGCTTGGCCATGAGATTCCACACCACGTAATACAAATCCGTGGTGTAAGGTATCTTTACTCCGCCCGTTTCGGGCTCAATTTCCAGCTTTTTTTGAATATACTCTGCCAGGTATGGCTCGATTCTGACAGAAGCAATTCGTTTCGTGAGACGTTTTTTTCTTTCCATATTGTTTTTGCTTATTTTTGCGTCCTACCGTCCTACAATCCTACAAATCGCAGGTACGATAATGCAAAGATACTAAAAATCAGCGAGTTAAGCAAATTTTACCAAACATATTTTCGACCTACACACTCATTTTTTCGCATCCTACACGTCCTACAATCCTACAAATAGGGGTATTTTGTAGGAAGAAAATGTAGGAAACGGCAAAATGTAAATATTCCTTATTTCCTACAACGTCCTACAATCCTACACCATTTCCTACAAAACCGCAAAAACCGCAAAAACAACATAACTAACTGATAATAAGATATATAATAGATAATAATAGTTTGAAAAGAAATTCATTTGTAGGATTGTAGGATTGTAGGAAGGTGTTTTTCTAAAAAACATTTTCAAAACATCGCTTTTCCCGGTTATTTTTGTAAAATTAGGGGGTACGGGGGATTTTTCGCATCTGGAACCATCGCGTATGTAAGAAAAATGCCCATGCTCACCCTCCCGGGTTTGCATGGGCAGAAATATGCGAAATCAACTCAAAATAAATGCTTTTTCGCTTGGTTTTCTCGAATATTTTTTGTATCTTTGTATCGTTAAATTGGGGTATTATATACCTATTTTAAGGTATGAAGAGCCGTCCTTCTAGAACGGCTTTCCTCCCATCTTTCCTGCATCAGTCTCGTCAAACGGAATGCAGCCAGGCTTATATTCCTGGGAATTAATATCAGTATTAGACTCCCCATTCGCTTCTGGAGCGCTCTGAGGGGTATTCTCGGCAGGGATATCCCCTCGCCTGAAGTCGATGTTGTACATCTCCATAAACTTATCATAGTCGATGATAATAGCACTGGTGGATGTAGAGCGCTCCTTACGGACTCTTACCATCGTCTCCTGATCATCCTGCTTGGCAACCTCGACGGTCTCCTCCCAGGTGAAGCGGCGTGATGGTACGGTTCCAATATATGATGGATGCGAGCGAAGATTCTGCTCCAGGGTAGATAGCGTTGTGTTCTCGCTGTTGTATCCACTTCTGTCGTAGATGGAGTACACGCTGCTGAGACGGAGGAACAGAACATGCGTACCAGGCTCGAAAGCGAACGTTTTCTTGTCTCCGTGAGAATCCTTGCCCGTAACGCTCTTAGGCTGCTCGATGAGCATTTCTCTACCAACGAGCACCTGTTTGGTATCGATCATGTTGTTGACTGCGTTGAAGAACATGGCGAGCTTGTCTGTGCTTCGGATCAGAGACAACTGGAAATTGATCTTCTCCTGCACCAGGGCGAAGAACGCCTAGTATGTAAACGGAAGCTTCAGATCCGAATATCGCTCCACCAGTTTCACCATTCCCAGGAATAAGGAAGCGGTCTTCATCAGTCGGTCCATCTCACCGGAATTGATTACGTCACTCTTCAGTTCGCTGTAGGCTTCCTGCTTGAGTGCTCTGAAGTGATCCATCACGGCAGGGCGAAGCGACAACACCTTCAGCAACACGTTGGATAGACCTACATTCTTCTCTATATTCTTCAGCTCCTCAAACAGCTTCGTCTCTTCTGGTGTTCTGTTCTTAGGCTTCGGAACCTCGCAGATGATGACTCGGCTCATAAGAGCATTATCATCGCGCTGAGGGGTCTCCTGGCCACAGATAACCACAGGCGCAAATACCTTGTCGTTTTCGATATCTCTTCCAGAGGTTCCACGGCGCTTCTGTTTACCGTCTCCATCATATACAATACCCTTCAGCGCCTGAAACTTGGTGTCAGAGATATCCTTGTTATTATACTCATCGAGAACAACCGGAACATCACGGAATGTACCCATCATCGTGCTCATGGCCGCGTCCGTACCTGTATTGAGGTTGAAAATCGGGATGGTCGGACTGATGAAGAGAGAACGGATAGATATCGCGATCTGAGTCTTACCTGAAGACATTGGGCCCATGAAGAAGGGAGCCGTGAAGAGTCGGTCCAGGCAGTGTATGTTACTTCTGAAGGCACACATCAGGGCAAAAACGATAGCCCATTTGCCGTTGTCATTAATCTTATAGACCTTATCCATTAAGGATGCCCATTTCTCGAAACTGACCTGCTTGTCGGCAGGAATATCATCGTATGTCAGCTGAGATATCAACTCGTACTTATCTGACTGGCGTCCGGATCCGGCGTAAATGGTAGAAAACGCAGGAAGGTAATAGTTCATGTGATTGTGGGTGACAACTCCCAGCTCGTTAACCTTCTCGAACACGTATTTCCCGTCCTTGTCTTCGTGGGCAATTCCGTTGGCAAAAGCGAAAAACTGCTCATCTGTCTTCCGGCTCATTCCCTCCGACTGCTGGTTTCCATATACCTGAATCTCCCGGCACTGAACGAAATGGCGGCTCATATATTCCTTGATGCGTCTCCACTGCCATTCTTCTCCGTCAGTGAAGTTAACACCTTCATAGTTGATAAGAACGTCCTCGATGGTACTCATCTTCTTCAGAGAGCTTGACAGTACCTCGATATATAATGGCTTGTCGAAGTATCTGCGGTTCACCTTCAGTACTCGCTTATTCTGCTCAAAGTCCTCATTGAAAATATGGAGTAGAGGAACCATATAGAAGTCTGCAACCTGAGAGAATCCGCGTCCGTTCTTATTCTGAAACATATAGCAGACTGGTATGCCCTGCTTGTTAAGACGAGGATAATACTTGCACTCACGAAACATCTGTGCGTATTCTCCCTCCTTGACATAACTGGGAACCTCGTCGCCGTCAAAGTCATCATCATAGAGATCATCCTTCAGGGCATTCGCCTTCATTACATTTTTGCGCTTGTTGACGAATGGCTTCCGGATCTCATCGAACTGGCCCTTGGATAGTCCTAATTTACTGCAGTAATGGTTCTTGTTGACAGTTATCACGGTTTCCTCCGCATAGCTGGTCAACTCGATACACCTCGTAATGATCGGAACCTTGTCGCCTAGGAATCCAGACAGCAGCTCTCCATGTATGCGGATATAGAAATCGATGAAGGATTCCACCTTATCCTCGTGCATGACTCTTATCTGAGAGATACCATCCTTGTACATCTCTGCGAGTGTTGCCATATAGGCGCTATCCTCTCCTGTAGTGGTATTGATACTGCATCCCTCTTCGGTGGTGACAAAATAACAGCAGATACGTCTGAGGTTCTCGATATCAGTCGAGGATGGCGTGCCGGCAACATACACGATAGGATTATCTCCGTATGATTCCATGAACGTATCTATCGATGAGGTTACTACAGCAGGCTCGTTGTTTCTCAGATTTTCCTTCAAACTATCAATGCCAAAGATGCCATGCTGCAGGTTTTCCTTCTTGACACTATCTACATTACGGCGGATATCTCTTACCTTATCCTCCAGGATGGTCATTTTCGTATCGAAGTCTCTGGCCATAGTCTTCATGTACTCGAGACGGAGCCCTGCATCCTGTACGCAGGCTATGAGATTGGAGATTGTATTCATTGCTGCAGCAATGACTGCTTCATCCTTGCAACCACGAGGAACCAGCATTCTTTTCATTGCCTTCGGGAAGGTATCGATAGCTTCAGATAGCTTCTTTTTTGTTTCTTCCTTGCAGAGCTGGCCATAGCTGTCTGGGTCGTACCCTTTTGGCAAGCGGATGCACTTGACACTTGCACCAGCCTTCAGCAACAGCTCGCAGTTCTTGACAGCAGCCTTCATACCTGCATCATCAGCATCATATATCATGACTACAGACTGGGTGAAGCGCATGATAAGCCTTACCTGGTCGTCTGTAAATGCGGTTCCGGAGCCGCCGACGACATTCTCTACCCCATATTTATGGAGGGTAATAACATCAAATTGCCCCTCGACAAGATAAGCAAATCCTTCTTTGGCGATTGCTCTTTTAGCCTGGTAGAGTCCGAAAATGTGCTGACCTTTTCTGAAAATAGGAGTCTCCCCAGTGTTGACATACTTTCCGGCATTATCATTCGGAGTGACGATTCTTCCGGAAAACGCAACAATTCTTCCTGATACATCGTAGAACGGAAACATGACGCGATCACGGAAGAAATCATAGCTTCTCCCATCTTGAGACTTGCCTAATACCCCAACGTCTGTGAGAACCTGGAGATTATATCCGTTCTCCGTAAGGTGCTTCATAGCAACATTGCCAACAGGTGCGTATCCAACACCATATTCCGCAAGCGTCTTGTCCGTATAGTCATAGCCACGACGTTTGAGGAAGCTTTCTGCCTGGCATAGGTTCCCCTGATAGAATTTGGCAGCCGCAGCAATAGCTATGCGGCGAGATTCCAGAAGTTTATATGCAGCGTTCTCTTCGGGAGTTGCCTCCTGCTCGGGGAATTCTACATCTGCAAGCTTGCAGGCCATTCGCAGAGCTTCAGGAAATGTGATCTGATTGTACTTCTTCAGGAAGTCCAGGACATCTCCATGTTCTCCGCAGACGAAGCAATGATAGGTTTGCCTCGTCTTGCTCACCATCATGGAAGGATGGCTATCATTGTGGAACGGGCAAATGCCCTTGTAATTGATGCCAGCCTTCGTGAGGGTGATATATGAACCGATTACGTCAACAATATCCAATTTACTCTTGACGTTCTCGATGAAGTTTGAGTCGATTTTCATATCTCACATATTTATTGTTCGAAAAGATTAAGCTGAAGGGAATCGAATGCCTCCGAGATCGTAATATTGAAATATTCGGCAACAGCCTTGTATTCCTCCGGATTGATTGGCTTCCGCCCGAAGAACAGATCCCAATATCTCACCTGATTAATTCCGGTCTCCCGGAAGAAGAACTTGCTCGGATGAAAGTCTTCGAGATGACGGAAACGATATTCCAGCAGCTTCTTCAGTCGGTTTTCTTTTACTACCTGATGTTTGTCGTCCAATCTATGACGAAGCGCATAGAGACGCACAGCCATGACGGAACGGCCGAGATTGGCAGACAACTCCTCAAGGCTCATCTTGCCATAGTTGTCAATCAGGTAAGCCGCTTCTTTCTTGTTCCATTTTTTATTGCTCATTTTTGCAGATAGGTTTATTGACGTATTCAACATATCTTTTCTGCGGCAGGCAGAATCTGCCATTGACGCAGGCTCTGCCATCCACGCATTTCATGCATTCCAGAGGTGGCATAGCTATTTATTTTTGATGTGTTCGTGGTAATAAGCAGAGACTTGGGCCAGAGAACGCATCTGCAGTTTAGCCTTGATATTCTCTCGGTGGCGCTGCACTGTCTTTACAGAGATGCATAGTCTGTCTGCAATCTCTTGTGCTCTGAATCCCTTGGAGATAAGTTCGATGATCTGCAGCTCCCGATCTGTCAGCTTTGAATCCAGCTTCGGCTTGCAGATAGCACCTTCCATTCTGCACTCACCGCGAAGAGGGCATTTAACCTCCTCGAAATGGAAGAATCCGTCTGCATCAATATCTGGAGTGTGAGCGTCATACTCTCCAAAGTTGCATCTGCAGAACCTGGAAACAATATTAAACTCGTAAACCTTGCGATTCAATTCGCTTGCGGTATATAGCTCACAGAGAGCTTTGAAGGCCTGAGGATATCTGTTCTTGATAACATCAAGCATCTCCTCTATGATATCTCTACTCTCCGTCGTAAGCTCTTGCACCGGCTTCCCAATCGGCTTGTACATGACATCGCCTTCTGGGGTATTGTAAAACTCTATCGACTCCATACTATTGACAATTAGGAAAAAGTTCGCTCTCCTGCATACCAAGATATCCAGAGACAAGACCTCTGCATAGAGCGTTCGGCTCGGACTTGCCCTGTATCCATCTATAGACGGAACTATTAGACACTTTGCATAAGCTAGCAATCTCCTCCACGGCCTTGGATCGTGGATATGGAAGACTTTTCATGTACTCACTAAAACCCATTTTATTAAATTTTTGTTTGAAATTAGCATTATATGCGATATTTTTTGTATATTTGCACCGTGTGAAACATTCGCACGCTGCAAAAGTATAATATTTCGGTGATATAACCAAACATTTCACTGATTATTTAGTATTTTTTCAGTATTTTGAGTGAATTTGTTTGAAATTAGATATAATTATGTGTACAGAAGAAACTACAGTAACAACAGAAACTATCGGTGATCGCATCAATGGCATCATCGAGAGAGAAGGTCACACCATTGCGACTTTTGCCAAGAAGATCGGTGTACCTTGGACGACAATCAAGAATATCGTATCAGGAAGAAACGCTCCTGGTTACGATATCATGCTGAGAATCATTAATGCCGTCGATTGGGTTGATGCTAATTATCTCCTTCTGGGTGAAGAACTCTCGAAGGGTAATCAAGCCAACCTGCTGAAGATCGTCGAGCGCCAGAACAAGACTATCGAGAGCCAGCAGCAGACCATCGATAGACTTACGAAAAAGATGCTGGAGCAATAGCATTTTAACGAGTTTTTATGCACCGTTCTGCGCGAAAAAGCAGCGCTTTTATCAAACATTTGTTTTATATAGTCCACGCAAACATTTGATTATCAGCGTTTTGTTTGGCGCGCAACTCGGTGCTTTCTCGGTGTTTAATATGTAATTCTCAGAAAAGCTCTAGTTGATCATCAGGCAGTTACACGGGTGTATTGTAAAATAAAAAACCGAAAGTTTTTTTTCTTTCTTAAAGAATTTATTGCTATCTTTGCACCCATAAAAAGAATGAGGGCGCTTGACGCATCCCATGACGCATCTGATAATAACAAAAAATAAGATAATGAATACAATTAAGAAAATTGTACTTACAGGTGGTCCTTGCGCAGGTAAAACCACTGCGCTGGTAAAAATAATCGACCACTTCTCTGGCCTTGGATACAAGGTGTTTACGATTCCTGAGGTTCCTACCATGTTCACCCAGGCAGGTATGAACTATCTCACCAAAAACGAGAAGTTCTTCTTCGAGGGAGAAAAAGCTACCTTCCTGACTCAGATTGGACTGGAAGACAGTTTCACCAAAATGGCGGAAACCATCGACAAGCCGGTCATCATCGTCTGCGACCGTGGCACGATGGATATCTCCACCTATCTGACAGAAGACTTCTGGAACCGCATCATCACCGAGCAGGGATACACCAACACCCAGCTGCGTGAACGCTACGATGCCGTACTGCATCTGGTTTCTGCCGCAGATGGCGCTGAACAATTCTACACCACAGCCAACAATGCCCAGCGAGTGGAAAAGGCTGACGAAAAGGGATTGCAGATAGCCAGAGAACTGGACAAGAGAATCGTTTCCGCCTGGAAGGGCCATCCACATCTGAGAGTAATCAACAACCACGAGGACTTCAACAACAAGCTGAACCGTGTGCTCAAGGAGATCAGCAATGTGCTGGGAATTCCACAACCTATCGAGGAGGAAAGAAAGTATATCGTGAAACTGACCGGCGAAGTTCCTAATGCCATCGACAGCGATATCGTCCAGACCTATCTTTCGGGAGAACCAGGCAGCGAGATCCGTCTCCGTCGCCGCGGATTCGAAGGTGGCAAGTACGTATATGTTCACACCACCAAGAAGCGCGTAGCCGACAACGAACAGATTGAGACCGAGCGACAGATCAGCGCCAATCTCTACGAGAATATGCTGCAGCAGGCAGACCCTTACCGTGCTACCATCCGCAAGCACCGCAAGAGCTTTATCTGGAAAGGTCAGTACTTCGAGCTGGATTCATTCTCAGAGCCAGTAAAAGACCTGATGATCCTGGAAACCAAAGGCATCGCAAAACGCGAGAGCGTGAAGTTCCCTCCTTTCATCCAGGTGCTCGAAGACATCACCGGCAATACACATTATTACAATTACAACATCGCTCTGAAGCGATAATAAAAAAGAAGCTTATGAAATTTATCGGTATTATTCCAGCAAGATACGCTTCAACGCGTTTCCCTGGCAAGCCTCTTGCCATGCTTGGTGGCAAGCCTGTTATTCTGCATGTATATGAAAAGGTGGCTGCTGTTTTAGAAGAAGCATACGTGGCTACTGACGATGAGCGCATTTTCAATGCCGTGGAAGCTTTTGGCGGTAAGGCGGTAATGACCCGTACAGACCACAAGAGCGGAACCGACCGCATAGAGGAGGCTATCGAGAAGATAGGCGGCGACTGGGATGTCATCGTCAACGTACAGGGCGATGAACCTTTCGTGGCAAAAAGCCAGCTGGAAACCATCTGTCATTGCTTCGATGACCCAACAACCCAAATTGCGACCTTGGGCAAGGCTTTCACCACGATGGAGGCTGTCGAGAATCCAAACAGTCCGAAAATCGCAGTCAGCAACCAGGGATTCGCTCTCTATTTCTCCCGCAGCGTCATCCCATACGTACGAGGTAAGGAGCGAGAGGAGTGGCTCCAGCATTTCCCTTACCTCAAGCATCTGGGCATCTACGCCTATCGCAAGGAAGTACTCAGAGAGGTAACACAGCTACCACAAAGTTCTCTCGAAATTGCAGAAAGCCTGGAACAGCTGCGCTGGTTGCAGAACGGATACAAGATCAAGGTGGGAACCACAGACGTTGAGACCGTGGGAATCGATACCCCGGAAGATCTCCAGCGCGCTGAGGAGTTTCTGAAAGAAGGACATTAAAAGAAACTTCAAGGTTAGATTTTCAAGGCAGGTGGAATAAATTACAGCAAAGAAAGATTCAGAAGATGAAGATTCAGGAATATAGAATATGAACAAGATAGAAACGATAGTCAGAAACTATATCGTGCGCCACGGAATGTGGAAGCACGACGGTTCTTATATTGTTGCCCTCTCGGGAGGAGCAGACAGTGTAGCTCTGCTCCTTATTCTCAAGAACCTGGGGATGCCCATCCATGCAGCCCACTGCAACTTCCACCTGCGTGGCGAAGAAAGCGAGCGCGACGAACAATTCTGCGTAGATCTCTGCGAGCGTGAAGGCATCTGCCTGCATCGCATCCACTTCGATACCCTCACCTATGCCGAAAAGCACAAGGTGAGTATCGAGATGGCTGCCAGGGATCTGCGCTACCGCTATTTCGCTCAACTCGCCCGAGACATTGAAGCCGACGGCATCTGCGTGGCACATCACAGAGATGACAATGTAGAAACGCTACTGCTCAATCTGCTGAGAGGTTCGGGGGTGGATGGACTCGCTGCCATTGCTCCCAAAAACGGAAACATCCTGCGCCCCCTACTCTGCATCAGCCGACAGGACGTCCTGGACTATCTCGCAGAAAAGGGGCAAGACTACGTCACAGACTCCACCAACCTGGAGGATGATGCCCTGCGCAACAAGATTCGCCATCACGTGATTCCGCTGTTGGAGACGCTGAACCCTGCTGCCAGGGAGAACATCGCCCAATCGGCCAGATACCTCAGACAGGCTAAGATGATGCTCGATGACGCTGTGGACGTACCATCGCAGCCCGATGATTCCGGCAATACCATAACCATCGGCAAGCAACTCGTGATGCAGGCGGCAAGTCCGGAGTTCATGCTCCATCAGCTAATCGGCAGCTATGGTTTTCATGGTGATACCATCGACGGCATCATAGAAAGTATGAACAGCCAGGACGATGGAATAGGCAAGATTTGGAAAAGCAACGAATACATACTTTGCATCGACCGCGAAAAGCTGCTTATCACACCTCAGAAAGAAATGGATAACCTGCAGAAAGAAAAAGCTTTCCGCCTTCCGGAAGAAGGAAATTACAGTTTTGCCGGAAACACGAGAATCAGAATCCGCCGCTACCCTCGCACAGCCGACTTTACGCCAAGCAAGGAAAGCCATCGCATCACCCTGGATGCCAATCAGGTAAGTTTCCCGCTCACCTATCGACTCACCCAGCAAGGCGACAGATTCAAACCTTTCGGCATGAAGGGAACGAAGCTGGTAAGCGACTATCTGACAGACCGCAAGCGAAACTATATGGAGAAAATGAGCCAACATGTACTGACCGACAAGACAGGAGAAATCATCTGGCTCATCGGAGAAAGAACATCAGAACACTGCAGAATCACCCCCGACACCCAATCCATCCTAGAGATAGAACTGGAGGAAAAATCAGAAGTCTAATAAAACAACATTTATAAAAGCAACATATAAAAAGACTGAGCCCACTTTAAAAAGGAGCATATTTTGAATCCAGTCTGACCAGTGTGGTCATTCTGAGTGAAACATAGCAATCGGCTCCGCTGGTGAATATCTGTCGAGAAATCGCTTTGAAAGAGCCGAAAGCTTCTCTGATAGGCCCGAAAAGGGCAAATATCGATCTTT